CCAGTATATAATGTTTTCTTTCTTTGGTCAAATAATCGTATCTTACCATCCCACATACGATTCCTATACGCAGGCATGAATTTATATCCTGGTACAAAGAAACAGAAATGTTCTGATAATTCTCGCTCAACACTGGGTTCACATTCAATAGACATGAATGCTTCATTGAGCTTTTTGATAACCAATGTTTCCATTAGATTCCGCTAGTAAACTTTCTCCACTCGATCATGTTCTTAATATTCTGATGTCTCCATTTAATATTCTCTAATATCTCTTTCAGAACATCACATATCTCTTGAGTATAATCTATAGCAGCTTTTGCTTTTTGAATAACAGGGTCTGAATCGTAATAATAATTCATATCACCTTTCAATACTGTAAGACCACCAAGAGGATCATAATCCCATCCTTTTTCATCTATTTCTTCTTGCGACATCTTGCCATTATAATGCAACCATTTGTCTTTAAGTAGTACACTAAATTCAGCTTCTTGCTTTTTAAGTCTTAATTTATTAACAGATAATAATTCTAGGTATTTACCGTGAAGCTTTGCTGATTGTCTAGACGATTCATCTAATTGCATTTCATCAATAATGGAATCTTCTTTCCACATATCTAATATTGTTTGTAAATTATTCATAGTATATATTATAACACAGTTTTAATAAAAAGTAAACTGTTATTTAAATTCAAATGATGTATAAGCAAAGGTTATATCAGACGATGCATATTGGAAGTCTCCTTGTGCATCAAATGTTATACCACCTAATGATGTTGGAAATAATCCTTTGAAATGAACTTCTTTTGCAACGTTATTGTGTGAGTTTAAAATCAATAATGTACCCTGTTCTTGAAAACCTTCAGCTGAACCATTGTTAATTATATTATGCATCCAATTAAATGTTTCTATATAATTTTCTAAATCTTCTAATAAATTTACTCTAAGGGTAAGATCACCAAAGGATAATACCTCACCTGTATATTTTACAGTAGTTCCTCTAAAAGGTTGTTCGTTGACATTTAAACTAACATCAGGTAAATTTGCACTCGTAGCAAAATACTCTAGGTTAGGGTAAGTATCACTATTAATTTTAAATTGAAACCCTACTGGGCTTAAGAAATTTTTGTTTGTTGTTAATGTAGCCATATATCTATTTATACAAAAAAGAAAGGGGAACCGAAGCTCCCCTTAAAAAATCTATGAGTTATAGATTATGACTTCATCATATCGTCAACTCTGAAGATTCTGTAGTATTGGTTAGCTCTGTTAGCGCCAACGCCGTCTACTGCTACGAATGGGTTAGCAACCATACCATATCTAGTTTTGAAACCGATTCTTGGTTGGAAGTCATTCTCACCCACTGCTTTAACCATTGTTAAAGGAACGTAAGGACAATAGAACATACCTGCGTCATAAGGGTTTGCACCTCTATAACCTACACAAACAAAGTCTCCTGTTGCGTATGGGTCTATGTATACTTTAACTCTACCGTTAAGAACACCAGCAAATGTATTACCTGTGTCATCAACATTCAGTGCTACTGAAAGAGCTGGAGTGTAATCTAAAAGACCAGCTGCAGCTAAAGCTGAAGCAACATCACTAGAACATAGGATAAAGTTACCTTTACCTCTTCTTGTTCCTTTTGCGATTTCATTAGCTTCTCTTTCGATCTGCATAATTAATCCTTTAAACTTCTCAACCATCCATCTTCCGTCTGAATCTGTTTGTAGGTCAAAAATACCTTTAACAGCCAAGTTTGACTGTTTAGCACCAATGATAGCTTTTGTTAAAATTGTTCTAACAACTTCTCTGTTGATCTCAGCTAAGATTTCAGCAGAAAGAATGTTAGCCAATTCACCTTCAGCATCCAATCCATGGATTGCTTTAAGGTCTTGAGCTAATTCCATTGTGTACTCAGCTTTTAAAGCTCTTGACTTAGCAGTCACAGTTGACTTCTCGATTGAGAATGCCATCTCACCGAAAGAACCATCACCGGATTCACCGACTCCTAATCTTTCAGCATCTGCTGTTGCAAGACCAGTACCAAATGTTGATACTACGTCTGCTTCATCAGAAATATCTGCACCTGCATCTCCTGAGTCAGATACACCTACTAGACCTGTTGGATCTGCTTGGTGAGTACCTGTTCCTGAGAAGTCAGTATCAGCTTCATTGTAAAGCGCTTCTGCTCCACCCTGTGTGGAGTATCTTGATTTCATTGCAAAGATAAGTCCTGTAGGACCACTCATTGGCTGAACGCCAGCGATATCATAAGCAATTAAGTTAGGCATTGCTCTTCTAACTAAAGAAATTAAAACTGGATCGAAGTTATCAACTCCTGAACCTGTTTTGTTAGCAGCTGCAGCCTCAGAAATGAAATTTCCTTGTGCTTGAGCTCTTTCTTCTCTTAGAGCAATTTCCTGGTTTTCTAATAGTCTAGCTGTAACAGCTTTTCTATAACGGTCGTTAATTTCAGGTGCACTGTCGTGCTCTAAAACCGGACCCCATTTTTCCATTAAATTTGCGTCTGCATTAAACATTTTTAGTTTCCCCTATATGTTTATTATTTAGTATATTTAGTTATAGCTTGTGTGTAAGCGGCCATAGTATCAGAAACGTCTACATCGACTGTTCCTTCTCCTAATAGACTGTCTGCTTCATCTTCTGGTGTTTCGATACCATCTTTGAAGTATGATTCTTTAACAGTTTTAACTTTAACTTCAAAATTATCTCTGTTATCGTATTCAATATCTTCTACCAATGATGCCAATTTCTCAGCGTCTGTTGCTACAAGCCCTACAGAATTTTCTCTTACTACTTCAGCTTTTTCAAAGTCTTGGACTTTCTGATGTAGATCAATATTATCCTGAGTTGATTTGTTAAGATTTTCCTCTAGTTCAGTAACCTGTTCGTTGAGTTCATCAACTAAGTCTACTTTACCTTCTGGAACTTCTATATAGTGCTCTGTGAACACTCGTTGAAGTGAAGCCATAAAGTCTTCAGCAATTTCAGTTCTTAACCCTGCACTTACTGCTACTTCATTATCTGACATCCATTGTTCAACAACATAGTTTAAGTAACCATCTACTTTTTCTACGATGTCTTTAGTCATATCAGATACTTCTTCTTCTAAGTTATTTGCGTACTCGCTTTCTAGTCTTTCAACTTCTTGAGTTAACTTAGATGTTAATACTGCTTCAAATATAGCTCCTGCCTTTCCTCTGAATTCGTCGGATAGTGTAGCTTCTTCTTTAATCAGCGCATCTAAATCTTCATCAAAATCTACGTTCTCTATCTTAGCTTTAACAACTTCACCATGTTTCATGTCTGGCTTACCAGCTTTAGGGTCTTTTGCTTTTTTAACTTTATTGATAGCGTCTTCAGCAGATTTTACTGAATCCTCTTCGGATGTTTCGTCGACTTTAATCATCTTAGCGAATAACTTTTGTGCGTCTTCTTTCCTAGCTTTCTTTAACATTTCAACAGCTGCTTGAATTGTGCCTGCCTTAGTTTTTGGAATAGTTACTTGAGGAGCTTCTTCTTTCACTTCCTCTTCCTCTTCCTCTTCTTCGCCATGCATTTCTTTCTTAGCTGCAGCTTCTTCAAGATTCTCGTCAGCTTCCTCGTTCAAATTTTCATTATCTACGATTTCTTCTTGACTCTCCTCTTGGACTTCTACTGCATCTGTTGCTATGTCTTCTGCTAGTTCTGAATTTCTAACATCTTCTGACATTTTTATTCTCCTATCTTTGAGAGTTTAGTTTAGAGAGGAAATTTTTGAAAGCTCTAATCTCTACCTCAGGTAGATTATTTTTTGTAGTGCTTTTTATTTCAGTCTCAATTAATTCAATATCTTGTTGCTTAATAATACCGTTGTCCCAAACCCACTCAACACCTTCCATTATTCCATTAACAAAAGCTGAAGGTGCACTTGGGTCTTGAACTATATCCACAGTAGCTAACATAAAATCGTCACCTACATGCTGGGTACCATTTCTTTGAACAAGACTTCCCATACCACGACTTGATACACCAAGCTTAACACCGCCTTCAAGTAGACCTTCGACGATCTTACCCATAGGGGTTTTAAGTATTGATGCTTTTCCTACAACATCATTTCCTCTAAAATCGAGTGAATTGATTTTGTGCGAAACTTTATCTAGGTTAACAGTTGGACCCTCTGGATGGTTTAATTCCCCAACTGCTCTCCCAGTTTTAACTTGTTCGGTCACATATTTGTCAACAGCTGCTTCTAGCACCTTTTTGTCATATATACGACCATTTTTATTTTTTTGGTTAGCTTGCATAAAGACGCCTTCGATAAAATAGTTTTTCTCACCATTTTTCTTAGCCTCACATATGACTTCTAACTCTTGATCTATGTGTTCTGTAATTAATTTCATTACTCTTCTTCTTGTTTGCTCTTAGCCACATTGGCTGCTAATTCAATTTTCTTAGCATCTAAAGCGTCAGTTATTTTTGTAGCCATTACAGAGTCAAAACTCTTTTTAGCTGCTACATTATCACTGTCTTTTAGATTTTGTACTAAATTTTCTATACTCATAATTTTTTCCTATACCTATTATTTATAAAATTTTCTAATTCAACTAGCCGAATCTTGGATCATCTGGATCTGGTTCGAATGTATCGCCTTGCTTCTTCTCAGCATCGATTTCTTTCTGCATTGCTTCGATTTCATCTTCGTTAAATCTCAATACATGCTTTCTAACCCATGCGTTTGATACATATGTTCCTATATATTCGTCTAATGTACTCATCATCTCAAATCTTTCACGTATCATTTCAGATTCTTTTAACTCAGAGAAGTAGTTATCTTCAATGTAATCAAATGTGATCTTTTCTTTCATGCCTTTCCAATCTTCTGCACCTATTATACCTTTCAATAATAATTGAGTTTTTAATAATTGCATGAATATATCGGAAAATCTTTTTCTTAATCTATCAATGAATTTTTTAAATTTAACTTCGTCTCTAGTTATTTCACTAGTTCTTCCTAAACTAAATTGAGCCTCTTGCTCTAATCTATTGAGTGGAACATTCAATGCTCTATATAGTTTCTTTTGGAAATATAAAATATCATCTATTTGTCCAAGGTTCTCACCACCACTCAGTGTTGAAATCTCGGTTCCTCTTCCACCTTCTCTACGTGGTAAGAAGAAATCTTCCAACATAGACATGTGTTTCTTATCATCTTTTACTTCACCAGACTTAGCATCATATACTAATTTATTTCTATATTGACTCATAATACCTTTTAGATATTCTTCAGCTTTACCCTTAGGTAA